ACAAGAGGCTGAGAGTTTTCTTGGCCTGCAGGTTTCGCAGCATACACTGGATTAGTTAGAAGTTGTTCCATACCCCTCACCCGGTCATTCAACGCATCTATATCGGCTTGTTTCTGCCTCATCTGCGCTGTGTGAATGCCTTGTAAGGTATCGTATTTATGCTGAATACCTTCACTATCCCTACCATGCTCACTCGCGGGGATAATTCCTTTGTCAGCAGATTGCGGAGTTGCTGCTTTCGCATCGGCTGCTTTCGCATCGGCTGCTTTCGCATCGGCTGCTTTCGCATCGGCTGCTTTCGCATCGGCTGCTGCTTTCGCATCGGCTGCTGCTTTCGCATCGGCTGCTGCGGTTGGATCATCGACTTGCTCCAAGGCTAAGTCTGCATAGAATTTATCCGCTGCGGCTGACTGGTTCCTGATCTGCTGTGGTACTGCCATTTTTACGCTCCTTCATGGTCTGCGTAGAGTTGTGGTGGTTTTAGCACCCTAAGACCTTTTTGGTGGCTCTACATAACGAAGAACCTCCTTTATAACCTGACACCGGCCTTGCTTTAGTGCCACATTATCCAAAGCTGCGGGCAGCTTCGTTAATTCATCCATATACCATTCCTGCAAGAATGCCAATACATACGGATGCGATTTACCTAACGCTATAAAATCGTCAATTTCAGGTTCAGTGAGTTGTCTCATCTGCGTATTGCCTTAACCCTGCTTGCCGGGTAACACCCAACGCGCACTGTATTTTTTGAATTGCCGGATATCAGGCATACCTTGCCACCCTGCTTGTGTGAGTACACCCCTACGTGACGCTTTGAACGGGCAGGCGCTGAATACACCGTGACAACATCGCCTTTGGCTATGCTGGACAGTTTGACAGGCGTTCCCCAGCTTGTCCATCCAGCACCGCTTGCAAAGTTTGTCGGTGGTTTTCTACCAGGGCGAAGTGTTGCCTTGACAAAATACCCACACCAAGGTGTCGCTCTTGTGTTCACGCCCATTAGCTTGTTTGCTTTGGAAGTGCCTTCTTTCAGGCCGATCATGGACTTTGCAACTGCGTACCGAGATTGTGCCGCGAACGCATGGTTCACTACCAGTGTTGCCGTGATCGCTGCCATTATGGCTATCATCAGCCACACTATCAGTAATCTGAACATTACGGGGATACTCCTTGAGCCGATCTATTCTGAACCGTGTTCGCTTCCATACCACCCTTCGGACTACCCGCTGGGTCAAGCGCTTGCGGTTGTTGTGGTTGCTGTGCCTCGACAGCGGCCTTCAGTCTGCTTTGGACCGCGGCTTTCTCCCGGGCCGGAACGACCTCATCAGTTGGGAGCTGCAGTCCTTTAGCCACCTCACGAAGCAGTGCCGAGCGGCCATCTATCCCCATGATCTCGGAGTCTATCGGATTAGCCGTAGCGTTCAAGAACTCCAGTCTACGGACATTCATTGTCTCTTTAGTCGCCAGGTTTATAGCTCCTCTGGCAACAACTTGCAGATCACCTTTTATATCTTCATCTTCACTGTACCGCATGTTGTACACATACATGCGCTGCAACATCAGCATTATAACATCCGAGTCGATGTGCATCACAACCTGCCGGATTGCTTTACCAGCTGAACCCATCAGCATTGACAGCCCGGACGATGTCCGTCCGGCGCCCTGAACATTCAGGTCTCCGTACAGATAGGCTGGTATGCCAGAGTGCTCATCGGCCAGCTTACTGAACCTGTCGTACACAGCCATGAGTGCTGAGGATGTATCTTTTGGTTGGTCAAACCTGATGGCTGGAGCACTTGATCCAGCAGGGTCATTAAGCACCTGCCATATCTTCCACGGGAACATCGACGTGATAGGCTCGTTCGGTGGCAACCGTTCGACATTAACCTCGACCTGCGGCCCTGAAGCAATGCCCATATTGTTTACCAGAGATCTTGCGGAGGCGTTGCAGACGTCTTGCAAATCGCTGATGATTTCTGGAATGCCTTTACCCCAGAAAGCTCCGGGGCATTTAATAAATGATGTTTTTGAATATGGTTTCTCACCAAGTGGGTCGTAGTTCAGAACTGCTTTGATTATATAGTTCCCGACAACCCAGACGTTCGCGTCATACTCTTTGGCTGGGTCGGGAACTTCCTCTTCTGTAAGCCCCCACTCCTGCAACATGCTGCCAGAGACTTTACCCCAGAACTCCAGTGCGTCGTACATATCAGTCGGCCTGTATGCCACTCCGAACTTACGTTCCTGGGTTTCCTTTGCCGAGTCTTCCATGGGTGTGACCCAGGATGTAGCCACCGGGCCTTCACGCAGTATAGACCGTATAGCATCTTCGTCATACCCGGGCACCCCAATGAGGTCCGCGAGCATGGTGCGTGTCAGCGGGTGGTGCTCAAAGCAATACCCGTCGTTGATCTTTGTAATCCCCGGTTCCGGATAGAACCTGAACGGATCAACCCGCTCGAACTCAGGAGCAATCTCTTCTGATGCCTCGGCTATGTGCTTACCTGTCTCGTCTTTACCCCACCCCAATATCCGCTGACGGCGAACTACCGGGCCTTTGATGAGCGCTATTGGGAATGTGACCAGGTCTGAAATAAAATCTGTGAACGACTCACTCCACCCGCCTTGGGCAAACTGGTCCTGTATCTTGCTGCGCATCCGATCCGCTATGTTCTGAGCTTCCTGCAATACCCGGCGTCTGCCTTCTTGCTGGAACATCTCCATCGTTTCCGCCTGTTCCTGCGGACTCATGGCCCTACCTTCCTGGTCCATGATCTGCATCATGAAGTCGTCAAAGATAGCTTTGATCTCAGCTTCCGCATCCGGGTTCAGTGAGGGTATGGGGGTGGGCTGTATATCCCATGGAGGGGTGCCGGTGTCGAGTAGTATGTCCCGCAGCCAGCTTTCAGCTGCGCGGCACTTCACCTCGGTTATCATCATGTAAACCGAAGACCCGCCTTGCTCGTTGATCTTTGCCAGCTTGTCTGCTTCATACTCGCCATTGCGTTGCCGCAACGCTTTAAGCATTATTGTGGTGATGGGCATGCGCGCGATCTTGGCAGCGTCCCAACAAGTCCGGATATATGCTGTGATACCTGTCAGCAACTCGCTGCTCTGGCGCTCTGCCAGTGCATTGTCCGCCACTTCACGTTCCTTACGGACCAACTCTTCGTTTGAAATCACCCGTAGTAGCGACCCTTCAGCCATGGATGTATCCTTTAAAGCTATCTTGGACTTGCGCATGTCAGTTGTTGGGAGGTGTGCTGCAAATTACTGCTTTTGTCAAGCTTGACTTGAAAAACAAAACCCCCGGCCTTAAGGGGGCCGGGGGTCTCAACTTCAACATAAGGAGGATGACCATGGCAGTCGGGAGGATGACTGTATGTGTCCCGTACTGTCTTATCAGGTCTTTTTACATCTCACAAGCACTATTATGCAAATGTTATTTCCGCCGAAGTCCCGACTCTACCGTCAGGCATAATCACATTGATGTAGTATGTATCAATGCCAGTGTCTGTGATGATAAGATCCATCTCGCCGGTTGTCTCTGTGACGAGCGTACCATATACTTTCGAGTCACCGCCGGACAGAATGACAAGTCCGTCTGTTCCCGCAGTTAATGCTAAGTCCGTGCCAACTTCGAGCACTTGCCCTGCTGCATCACTGGATATGTAGAACGGAAGTGCAACTGCTGCACCCATACTTGCGGCACTTACTGCACCTGTAACGGTAATTGCTGTAGTGATCGCGTTTGCGGCTTCCGTACCAACAGAGAAACTGATCCCTAGTTGTGCGCCCTGGATAGCTGTAGATGTTACCGATGTTGCTGTGACTGCTCCGAATACTGCTTCTTCACGCCATGCCATGATAGAGTCCTTTCTATGGTCCTTGAATTTGGCTTACCCGGCAGACTCTACACTAAATTGTTTTCATGTCCAGCCCTGAGCTGGTGCCTGGACAATGGGTCTTCTTGTAGCCACCAGTGATGCCTGACCGCCGCCCGCAATGTGCAGCATCAGATACTGCAATGCTTCCGCCACATGCGAATGCTTGGATGCCTTGTCAATCGCCCCATCCTTCTTGAACCTGTACCCACCCATCATTGCTGCCTTGAGCATCATACATCTCGGGTCCATCAAGAACGCTGCATCCCCATCGACCTGCCTCATCAAATAATCATCCACAGCATATATCCGCGGAGTGATGTTGTTCGTACTGGCCGGGATCACGGTGAACCCCTCGTTCTTGATGATGTCTATGGCACTGCGCTCGTCCGTCTGCGCGCGCTGCCGTCCGGCAGGGTCAACCACAACAAGTACAGGGAGACCTGCAAACCGCTCCATAATGAGTGGTTTCACCATCGTCCTCATGAACCTCTGCACGCCCATATCAAAGCTAACCGCCTCGTCCAGTATGATAGCCCGACCTCTGGCATCCAATTGTCCCATCACCGCCGCCGGGGTAAGCCCCAAGTCCAACCCGATTATCAGTGGGCGAACTCCACCTCCGATGGGTTGGAGCATGGTGCTGGCCATATGGTAGTCCGGTCTAAAATACTTGTACACCGGCTGACCCGCCGAGCTGAGGCCATACTCACCGTCGATGTAAACCCGGATATACTCCTCGGACCTACCCTGAATGTCATAGTATCCCTCCGGCAAGTTCTCGATATTCTCTGCCAGCGCACTGCGGCCACTGGGCTGCTTGAAACAATCCCATCCGTTGTCGTTGTACGACACCCCATCCTCGGGGTTAATGTGTTCCATCTGGTAATACCACCATGTGTCCATCGTTGGCGGGTTGGTATCCCCCCACATCCCGAACCATGTTGGTCCGCCATCTTTCTTGGACGGGAACCGCCCGACCCTCTTGGACATAGCGTCCACAATATCCGGGTGTATGTCACGGCACTCGTTGAACCATGCGAATGTCAGCTCCAGTGAGTTCAAGTTTGCCACATCGTCTGCATCGTCCAGCGCGCGGAACATGATCTCACACTCGACATCTCCGACACTGAAAAAATAAGTCTTGGTAGTGCGCATGTACCTGCCGCACTCGCCGGGAGGGAACCAGTCAAGGAATGTTTTTAGCGTCGTGTCCTGCAACTGTCTTGCTGTTTCGCGGACAACCGCGGCCCGGGATCTGCGTATCCCGCGCGCATTCGGCTCCTGCTGGGACGCCCGGCGCACTACCTCAAAGCAACACGTCACGCTCTTGCCACTCCCCACACATCCCATGAGGGTCCGCATGCGCTTGTCGGACATCATGAATTTTGCACCGGTCGCATGCGGCGTATAGTCAATTTCCAGACTGGACATTTACGATCCTTGCTTTCTCAAGTAGTATACTCCGTGGTTTCCCGGGCCACCTGTGTTGTTACTGCTCGTGATCGTCCACCCGTAATCTTTCAGGCGGTCACGCAACTGTGTCAGAATAACCGATGCAAGCGTCTTGGCTGTCAGTGGGCCTCCGTCCATGCGGTGCCCGAACAGTGTCTCGATAATCGCCTCCCGGTGAACCTGTTGCGGGTAGCGTCTCAGCAGCAGGCTGAATACCAGTTTTTGCTGTGGTGAGAACATTATCTCCCGCAGAGCTTCTACCGGCACGTCGTCAATCTCCGAACAGCAGCATGGACATTTCATTTCATTCCTCCTCTACATGCTCGATCACTTTGCCACCGGGTATGTTGTCCGGCATGTTGATAAATATCTTCACCCCGCCAGCTGCCGACCCGGCACCGAGTATGTTCTCGTCGTTCTTCGGCTCCAACCCGGCCCACTTGACAGTGGACTTGATGAGGTCCGCCTTCACACTGGCAGGCGTGGCCGGGTTGTGTATCAATACCCAACTTGTTGTGAGCAGGTCGTCCGCCTGCACACGGGCTTTCATC